GGTGTCCGCACGCATTGCCTTAGGTAAGAGGTCCATCAAGACCTTGTTCTGCTCCGCTTGCCTAGCCTTCAGCCTCGCTTTCGCCTCGGGTTGCTGCCACAGCGGCGCGTCACTCGCCAAGTACGCATCCGTCACCGCCATCTCCCGCTTATGGTTTTCAAGCCTAGCTGCTGCCAACGCCCTCTCACGCAGCAGCATATTTCTGGCAGCCTTGGCATCAGGAGACCGATAACCCTTCTCGCGGCCCGCTTGGTGCCAGTCCGACTGAACTTCCTCTATGTGCAGTATCTTTTCGCCGTTGGGGCCCGTGCGGTCCTTGGCTCGGACATGCGCCAGTACGTCAGGCGAATCCCAGTGGTTAGACGACGGGCTTTGTTTACGATTTGGATCGTGCGGCATGTTGAGCAGTATTTCCCGATAGTTTTCTCCGCCGGGAATGGTGTACTCTTCATACTTTGTTCTTGCATCATCCGGATCTTGCGGACGTTCTACCCTTTCGCTTTCTTCCAGAGATGGGGCTGGCTTGGCCTTGAGCGCCTGAAGGAACTGGGCCCGCTCCATCTTGGGCAGCGCCATGAGCGTCTGCAAGTTGCGGTCCTCCGCCTCCGCGGGCTTGTACCCGGGGCGCTTGCTCAGCTCGGTCATGAACTCCGCGCCGGTGCCCTTGGTGCGCGGTATATCCGCAGCCAGCTTGTCAATCGGCGAGTAGAAGCCCCTCACAGCGGGCGCTCCTCGAGGCGGATGTCATGGGTCGATCCACCAGCTTTGAGGTGGCCAAGGAATGCTGATTCCGGCAGGTGCATTTCTTCAACGCCCGCATGGTCCCCGTCATTTCGTGTACGGGTGACGTGGTAGCCGGGCTCGTATGGCGTGCGCTTAGTCTTGCCGGTGGTTGGGTCCTTGATGAACTTGCCCATGTTTGGCCCTAGCTTTGGGTGGTCCTCGCGCATGGGGTTATTACCCACAAGTATCCGGCGGATGATCTTAAACGGTGGCAAGTTGTGCTTGGCGCTGTGCGGGGTGAACACGTGTTGGCCCGGCCCGTACTTGTACGGCGTGGACTCGATCATGTCCTGCATGTCGGCAGCGCCTTTGTTTACACGGTCGTGCAGCGAGTCGTATGAGTCTTGCATCGTAGTCAGCTCGCGGTTGGCCACCACAGGTGCCTTCATGCCTGCCGACGTGGCCGCGCCAGCGATGGCCTTGCGCATTTCCTGCACCGACGGCTTGGCCGAGCCGCCCTTGGCCATGCTCTTCATCGGCAGCATGGGCGGGCGCGGCATGGCCATCGGGTTGGGCCGCATTGCCTGCATGGCTTGGCCTTGGCGGGTCATCGCAAGGATGTTGCTCTGTGGGCCGGGAGGCGGGCCCATCGGCGGCATGCCCATCAGTGGCTGGCCGGGTGGTGCCATGCCCTGTGGTGGGCCCGGTGGCGGTCCCTGCGGTGGCTGGCCGGGCAATGCGCCGGTCGGTGCCCCCGGTGCCGCTCCTTGTGGCGGTTGCCCCGGGGGCGTCGGTAACATCTGCTGGCCGGGCATATCCGGCTGGAAGTCCACGCCACCCACCGGCAGGCCCTTGCCCCCAGACGGTGCCGAGTACTCCTTGACGCGCATGTTGGGCGCTTCCTCCGCGCCGATGCTCCTCATGTCCAGCGGCTTCTTGTTCAGCATGGTGTGCGCCAGCATCTCGTCTTGGCTGGGCTCGACCTTGCCACCCTCAGCAAAGCCACGCGTTTGGCGCAGTTTGGTGTAGTAATCGTTCATCATGTTCAGGTGGCGTTCATCCACTACCTGATGCGGAGCGCCCAACGCCATCGTGCGGGTATATGCCCCGGGTGTCGATAGCCGCGAGCGACCTGCATTATCTGTACCCCGCAGATAATGCGTGGCGTCCAAGAACGATAACTCCGACGGCGCTAGCTCAGGCGCTCTCCCAAGGGCTTCGCCCAATATGTCGTAATCGTAGGTGTTGTGCTCCGCGTCGGGCACGAGCGCTGCACCGGGTTTCATCCGTCCCACCGAATGCCCGGTCATGTTGATCTCCATGTTACGCAGCTCCGGGTGACTGATCGCCCAGTCAATGTCCAACCCGTTAGGCAACCCCAGAGGCTGCGTGATGTTGGGCGTCTTCATGCGGCTGTTGAACCACTTGCGCATCTCCGGGTCCTGCCGCATTGCGGCATAGGCTTCTTCGGGCCTGTGCACCCCGGGGAAGTGCGGGAACGGTCCAATGCCCGCGGCTCCTGCCCGGACCACGTTGTTAAAGGCCTCCATGTTCTCCTGCGGCACCTTGCTGTTGGTAACGGCCTTCAGGTTGGCGTCGGCAAGGTGCATGGCAAAGTTGTTGCCGATGTTGCCCATGGCTAGGTGATGCGCAATGATGCGGGGATCTTCCCCGGTCAACTGTGCCAGCTTGGTCACTTTGTTCTGGAATGCTCTGGCCGCGCTTAGTCCTGAGGCCCAGAAGGGGCGTCGACCTTCAGGCATGTGCAGCTTGCCCTCGCCATAGCGCGAACCGCCCTCCTGCTGGGACTCGACCGGGGTACCAGCCACGTGCTTGAGCATCATATCCGCCACGGTTTGATCGCCCGGCAGCACGATGTTGATGTCGCCCTTTTGAGCGGTGTACACCGGTGTCGGCCGCAACTCCTTCGTGGACTCCAGCCCGTACGGCACCTGCTGCACGCGCTGGGATTCCCGCAGTGAGCGCTCGGCTAGGTTGTTGCTCTTCTTGCCCTTCACAAACTCGCCCGCTTGCTGACGCGCTATGCGGTCGACAATGGCTTGCATCTCTTGGCTGCTGGGCACCGGGGCCTTGGGCAGATTCAACGGGAACTTCCCCTCTTCCGCCGGGCCACCCTCGGCGTAGCCCCGCATGGCCCGCATCAGGTCGTTGTGGGTGGTCTTGGCCTTGGCCACCCGGTCCCAGATGGCGTGGTGCGCAAGGTGCTGGTAGTGCGGGTCTAGGCTGGGGTCCAGCGACAGCGCTAAGGCCCTTTGGCGGGCCGCTAGGCGGTCCACGGCCTCGCGGGCACCTGCGCCCTTGCCGCGGTTCATGATCGAGCCTACGCCCACTGGCGAGCCCTCGGTGTGCAGGTTGAGCTGGCGGGCGTCTAGCGTGGGCAGGTCGCCCCGGCCCAGCAGCGAGCCGATGAACCCGCTCTTGGCCCCGGCAATGCCCTTGAGCTGTTCGGCGAAGTCGCGGTACTTGTCCGTCGAGCCAGTCAGCGCCGGGTTCAGGTTCTCCGCCATGGCCGGGATGACCTGCGCCGCCTCGGCCATCTTAGCCGCTTGGTCGTTCTGCTTGCCAAACGGGGCAAACTTGTACTGCAGGTCCGCGATTGCCGCGGGGTCCGCGTGGCCGCGCTCAGCGGCGTTCAGGTAGCGCTGGCCTTCCGGCGAGCCCAGCCACTCCGCGAACGCACCCTCGGGGCGCACCTCGCCGCCCGTGCTGGGCAGTCGCATGCCCATCTTGGTGGCCGTCGTGTGGGGCAGGCCACTGCGCCCGATGCTGGACTGGGCGATGGTGTAGGCCTTGATCAGGTCGCGTGGGCCCATCTCGCCGCGCTGTGACCGCTTGGCCTGCTCGTTCATGAACCCGCCGAAGCCGTGTTGAATGTAGTCCGGCACCTCGTCCATGCCTAGCTGCGACTGCACATCCTTGAGCGCACGCCATTTCCAGTCCTCGATCTTCGTGGTCTTAGGGTCGCGGTAGGGTTTGTCGGCCATGGTTCGGTCCTATGGGTTTAGGGCGGATTTTATACCGCGTAGGGATTTTCTCTCTTACGAGCTCCCGCGTCAGCGTAGTCTTCCTCGTCCACCCACTCCTTGGGGAAGTCGATGGTCAGCCAGCCGGCGTCGCGCAGGTACCGCAGGGCTTGACTCATGGCGTCCACAAAGTCGTCGTGTGCCGTGCCCTCCGGGAACGAGCAGATCTGGCTGATCATGCCCTCGGCCCAGTCGCGCACGTAGCCCTTGCGGGAACTGCTCTCCGGTATCCAGACGCGCCCGGCCTTGATGATGTTGGCCACGATGCTCAGGCGCTGGACCTTGTCGGCCCGGCCCGGGTTATACGGGATGACTGGCACGCCGGCCCGGCGCAGGTCTTGTATAAGACTGATGCCGGCGCTCTTGTCCTCCACCAGCAGCAGGTCCACGCGCTTCTTGTTCTTGCCCTCGCCGTAGACGACCTCGTACTCGTCGAGCACCTTGGGGCGCAGGTCGGGATACTGCAGGTGCTCCTGCCAGCAGTCGATCACCAGTGCGCACATGCCCCCGTCCTCGGGCTTGAACACGCCCAGCGTGATGTGCGCCGTCGGGTCGTTGACGGTCTTCTCGCTCGTGGCGCAGTCGAGGCTTTGCAGCACGAACTCGAACTTGGGCAGGGGCTTGCCCGCGGGCCACAACTTCCACCACTCGCGCTTGACGATGCCGCCCTCCTCCGGGTCGATGATCTCGGCGTGGATCTCCTGACGCCCCAGCTTCGTGCCCTCGTACTGCAGGATCTGCTTCTGGAACGACGGCGCGAGGTTCTTGATGTTGCTGTAGGTGCTGGCCCGTGTCACCACCACATCGTCGCCATCGCGGGCGATCAGGTCCATGACCACGTCCTTGGGCTTGGGGGTGGTCGAGGCGATGAGCTTGGTGTGGGTGCCCAGCCGGATGCCGAACTGGATCATGTCCCACGCCTCCTGCAGGTACTCCCACGCGGCTAGCTCGTCGAGCCAGCCACCATGGAACTGCGGACCGCGGAAGCGCTCGGGCTCCGACGCCGGGATGCCCTTGATCAGGCTCCCGTTGATCAGCGTGAGCTCGTGCAGGCTGGAGTTGTACTTCTCCACCAGCTTGGCCGGTATGACGCTGATCAGGCCGGAGTCGCCCTCGAAGCAGGTGCCGCGCAGGTCGGCGCTGGTAGGCGCTGAGACGAGCCAGCGCGTCTTGGGGTGCTCCCATGCCCACCAGCCAAGGTTCTCGGCGGCTGCACGGGTCTTGCCGGCACCACGGCCTGCGCACATGAGCCAGACGCTCCACCAGTCGCCCGCGGGCTCGATCTGGTGCTTGTGCGCCGCCATGAGCCACCGCGCCCGCCAGTCGAAGGCCAGCCGGTGGCGCTCGGGCAGCTTGGCGTACTGCTCGCGGACCTTGGGGTCCTCCAGCAGCGCGATGATCTCACTTGTCACTAGTGTTGCGCGTGAGCGACATGTTCTTGAGCAACTCGCCGAAGATGTCGAAGCTGGCCTCGACCACCACGGGGTTCTCGTCGTCGCCTGCAAGGATCGTCTTGTCGCCGTACTTGCGCGGGTTCCACTTGGCCAGCAGCTTGAGGCGCGTCTCAATTTGCATCTTGCGCCATGCAACAGATCCTGCGTCGTAACGCTTGTTGCCTATGTCGTCGAAGATGGCCAACGGCTCGGTGTCCGACAGTGCTGCGCACTCTTCGGCAATGGCATCGTGACCTATAATGCGAGCGCGCACGATGCGTTGGGCAAAATCTTTGTCTTCCGCCTCCCAATCGTATATGACCGAGAAGTTGGGCATTCCGCTCTGACGACAGAACTCGCGAAGCGTTTTCCCATCGGAAATCCAAGCCACCAGCTGGTCCTTGATATCTTCCCTGTTCGTGTAGACCAGTGTGCCCTTCGGTCTCCCTCGCTTACCAGTCGCCATTTGTAGCCCCTCAGCGCATCTTGCAGCGCGTTTGGGGCCGAGTCTACACCAACTCCACGTCCGCGGCGTCTAGCAGCGCCTGAGTGGCCTCCTGCTCGGTCTCTCCGTAGCCGATCGGATCGTTGGGCTCGTAGCCCTCGAACGTCGCGCAAAAGTCGAACACGCGAACCGGGATGGGCGGGTAGACAAACTCTACGTTGATGCGTGCGTTGCTGTGGTTCTTGCAATGGCTGTAGCCATGATCGCCGGGGCCAAACTCGCCCCCGCACTGGCTGCAAAATGTGTTTTGGAATTTCATGCTGCCACCTCTGCGTTCAGGATGGCCTGCAAGCCAGCAACCAGCCGCTGGGCCTCGTCGCGGGTCAGCACGGCACTCATGCTACCGTTACGGCCCTGCAGGTGCAGCCACGCACCACCGTCGTCCCAATCAGATACTGATACGCGAACTCCGTCCTCTGTTTTGATGATGGTTTCTGGTTCTACTTTCATGGTGATCTCCTTCGTATTTAAATTTAGGCGGCTTGCAATTCGCGGATGATTTTCACAAGGTGGCTTTTTGTTGGCTCGACGCATGGAGCGACAACATAGCGGCCATAGCGGCCTGTGAAAGTACCACCAGACCAACGAGTGTCTTGCTCAAAAACAAAGTCGTCGTAACCGAGAGCATTACGCACAGCCAATGCGTTGGTGTAGAACTGCTTGGCAATGTCAGCAACAAACAGGCGAGTGTTTGTTTCGATGTACTGGCTCACAACGTATGCGCGGATGGCTTCGTTGCGTTGTGTTGTTGATGTAGTCATTTCGCTTTTCCGTCAATGTTGGTTTGCGTGGTGTTCTTCTGCGTGATCAATCTGACTCATGCCGGAAAGGCAATTCGCCAAACTTGGCATCTGCGGCCTCGTAAGCTGCGCGTTTGTAATCTTCAGCAGTACGGAAGTTTTTGTTAGATGCCCAATCGCTGCCGATGATGTTGCTTACGTTTGGAAATTCACCGTTGCAAAATGCTGTTTGCATTTGCTCTGCTGCTTGGTATGGGGTCATTTTGTTTTCCTTCGTGTGGGTGTGTTGAAGAGCCTCTACTGTAACCTAAAGTTACAGCTTGTGCCACGCTTTTTCACATATATTTCTATCAGTGCGGCTTGCCCGATAGCCTTTGCCTAATGATCTACTCCTGTGACTGGCCCATTACCCGGGCCTCCATCAGCTTGTTGGCCTTGCGCAAGGCGACGTTTTCTTCCGTGAGCCGGTCCACCGTCGTCCGCAGGTACGTGATGCGGCTCTCCGCAAACTTGATCCAATCTGCGACCTCCAAGGGCATTCTGTACCCAGACGTTACTTCGGTAGCCTGTACGGGCTTGGACGCCTTGGCGGGCTTGCTAGGGGCCTTGGCGGGCACGCTGGGGGCCTTCATGCCCGCCCCTTACGCAGCTCTGCCAATTCTTCCTCGAGATCGTCAATGATCGCCTGCTGCAGGTCTATGCTGGTCTGCGCCTTGATCAGCTCGTCTATCAGCCCCGCGGTGTAGGTGTCACCCCTCGCGTACGCCGCACTCTCCTGCTCCTGCAGCGTCAAACGCCCCATCGCCAGTTGCATTACGTTGTCCATTGCGTTCTCCTTTTGTGACTGTGAAAGGGGTATCCCCCTTTTATGGGGATACCCCTGTGGGGATACCCCTATGGGGATACCCCTATGGGGATACCTCTTTTTATGGGGATACCCCTATGGGGATACCCCTTTATTTCTCCACGAATGGCCCCCGAGGGGGCCGGTTGGGTTACTGCTCGGGGTACGCGTGCTCGTACTGCGCCGCCCACTGGTCAAGATTCTTGTCCTGCTTGATTGTCGCTAACCGGTCCGCCAGCGTCCACAGGGCCTTGTTGAGCTTGACATTCTCGGTGACGCCGCCGACGGCACGGGTGGTGAGCCGACGCCCGGTGCTCGCCTTGCCCGACACGCCGCCCTTGACCAAGTTCTCCTGCGCCCGGTTGAACGTGGTCCACAGGTCGCT